TGACCGCCTCTTGGATGAACCCGCCCGTGATTTCATCAAGGGTCATGCCCTCGCACTTGGCAAGCCAGAACCGCATCCGCTCGGCGTCGGTCTTGAGGGATCGCTTGTGGCCCTTCTCCCGCAGCCAGCGGATGGCGGCTTCCTCGAGGGTCCGCTTCGCCTTCTGGCCGAGCTTGCCTACTGCGTAGGCCTCTGCCTCAACCTTCTGGTGATATGCCTTGGCTAAGGCTTTGTCTGTCGTTCTAGCAGATTGTCTAACTCTGCTCTTTCCGACTTGGACATCAACCCACCAGACTGAACCTCGTTTGTAGAGCATGGTTTTGCCTCGTTGTCAGAAATGCCAATCAACTCGCCTTGCATCAACGGCAGGAAGTCATGCAATCGCATTACCACCCGCCACTCTTGTCCGTTCTGGCGGAAGGCCACGATGGGGATGTCATCGCCCTTGCAGTGCGACTCAATCTGCCGACACCACTCCATGACTGCCAGCGTCTCGCGGCGTTTGATCTCAAAGCGGAACCTTCCCCACTGGCAGTCATCGCCTGAGTCGCGTGCCTGACCCAGTTTGCGTTTGACGGCAGTACCCAAGTGTTCCGACAGTATGGTTGTGAACTCACGCTCTGCCGCAGCTCCCTTGTTGCGGGACATCCGACCGCCCATCAGCCCTTCCTCGGGTCTGTCCCGGCCAGCATCTTGGCGTACCAGAGCAGCTTCTTCGCGTCATGCTCCGCCTCGCCCTTCCGCCCCAGTCGCCAGTTGTACTTCGCCACCTGGCCTCGCAGATACCCGACCCACTGGTCGTGGGTCAGTTGTGCCTTGATGGCATCGATGCACTCGATTTCCCCTTGGTAGTGGGCGGGGCGATCAACGGGGTCGTTGTTCAATTGGCGTACTCGAGCAAAAGCCTCTCGTATACCGGCCTCATGCTTACGCATCTCCTCGCAGTAGTGATGCTTCGTCCAGACCTCGCCGCACTTCTGGCAGACGTTCTTGTTCATCAGAAAGGAATCTCCTTGTCATCCACGAAAGGCTCGTTCGCCTTCGGGAACTTCGACAGATCCACCGCCTTGCCCCGGCGGCGAGGCGTGGACTCCACGACCTTCGCCCCGAATGTCTTACGCATGGCCTCAACCACAGGCTCGGTCACCGTCCCGGCAGAGGAGGCGGCAAGCTCCTTGCTCGAGTAGCCGTCCGGCCCGTTGCGGAAGGTCTTGCCCGTCTCCCGATGCCGGTACTCGACATAGCTTTCACCACCGTCAACTGCCTCCCCGAACGGGACGAGGGCAGGGATGAACAGGTGGGAGGGACACCCCTCACCCTGCTCCTCGTCCGTCCGGATGTTGTTGTGGGTCTGGCAATGCCACCGGCCATTCTCAACAGGTGAGGCAGCAACGCATGTACGGCAATTTGCCGCCGCCACCTTCTGCTGATGGCAGAGGGAATACATGTCGCAGGCCTTGCAGACCCAGAAGGCCGGGTCGTCCGACAGCTTCGCCGGAGGCTCGGTGGCCTCGATGATGCGTGTCGCACGCTCCTGCAGCTTCTGGAACTCCGCGGCGTCAAAGTGGACCCACTCGGTGTATACATCGTCGGTGTCCTTGTTCACCGCGTAGTACAACGCCCGGTCGAGGTCCATCAGCCCCATGTACACCTGCATCTGTGCATAGTGGCGGGGCTTGCTCTCCTTGACGCCTTTCTTCTGCAACGCCTGAAACGACGATGCGGAGTGGGTCTTGCACTCGAGGACTGCCCATGACTTGGGAGCCTCGGGGAAATTCCGCCCCACACCGTCCACCGAACCGCCGAAGTGACCCGAGGGGTCACGGCAAGCGATCTGCTTATCGCCGTCCATCGTGTGCAACTCAACCCCGATGCCACGCAGTTCTTCGTGTATGCGGGGTTCCTCCCGGTTACCACGGTCAAAGAGTCGCAGCAGTCTGCCCTCAAACTCGGCCAACTTGGCCCAGCGAAAGGTCAGCCAGAGGTAACGGTCACACTCATGCCCGATCAGCGAGGCACCGAGGTGTGGGCGGTGGGTCTGCTTTTTAGCAGCCCACCACTGCACCACCTTCTCGGCTGTGCTGTGCTGGCTTACAGGGACGGCGGGCATGGCGGCTTACTTAGCCCAAGGACGGGCCGAGTTCGTGCCAGTCGCCTTCGCAGCGGCTGCAGGCGGCGGGGTCAGGCCGGACGAACCGTAGCCGACCACGCGGTTGCGGGTCGGGTCTTTGCGGTCGATGTCCACATGCACCTGGAAGGGACGGTCGTGAAGCTGCTCGGTGTCCGTGAGCTTCGTCACGCCGACCGCCGAGCAGAGTTCCGCCAACGCCGCCTTGGCGATGTCCTCGGCCGTCTTGTTCTGGTTCGACACATTGAGTCGTTCCCACAGACGCCGACCGGCGTTGATACCGTCCACGACCTGGATGACGAGTTCGATGTACTCGCCCGTCCCGGCCTTGGTGGACTTGATGTCCGAGTCGATGATGATGGCGTTGTACGATCCACGCGGCAGCGGCTCGAAAGACTTGGTTGCCGAGGCCGGGGCCGAGGCGGGGTCAAAACTGAACTGAGGCATTGCGTCGTCTCCTTACTTGATTGCGTTGGCAAAGGCTTCCCACGACAGCGGGATGCTGTCGGGCAAGTTGAACCTGTTCTTGGCCATAAAGGCAGGGCGTTCGCTGGTGTACAGCAACCGCTCACCCGTCGAGATACCGCGGGCAACGGTCTTGTTGAAGCCCACATCGTCCTTCTTCACGATGGTCTTGTAGTTGGCGAACAGCACCGCGTCACACCACTCCCGGATCAGTGCGTTGCTACGGTCCTGCAGCTTCGGCTGGTACCTGTCAAACGGTTCCGTCTCCGGGGAGTCGAACCGCTTGATGGTGGTGTGGGCAATCAGGATAACCGCCATGCCCTTGTCGTTGCGGAGGGCGTTCAACCCATCCAGAACCTCACGCCACCGCTCGGCGGCGATGATCGCCCCCTTGCCGTAGGCGAGTTCTTTGGCATCGTGCTTGGACTCGACCTCACGCCAAATCAGGTTCTCGAGCCAGTCGAGCGAGTCGAGGCACACGGTGTTGAAGCCGTGCTTCTCCTTGTACAGCGTCTCGATGGCCGACAGCACATCGCCAGGCGTAGTCGCCAGCGGGAAGTGGTCAACCGTCAGACTGCCGAGGCCGTCCTCTGTCAGGATGAAGATGGGATTCGGCGAACCGGCGGCGAAGGTGGACTTGCCGATACCTTCCACGCCATAGACCATCACACGCGGTGCGGCGATGGCATCGTTCTTGCGGATGCTCTTAAGATCAAAGGCCATTGGTGGGTTCCTCGATGGTGATGTAGACCTTGGCGGGCTTGAGCGTCACAGCCTCGGCGATGACGGCCCACAGGTCAGGACGGTCGTGACGGACGGCCTTCAAGAAAGCCTCATCCGCTTCGACCTTGGTTTTGACCGGCTTCTCGGGCCAGCTTGCCGTCAGGGCGAGCAGCTTCTGCACATCGGCCTTGTAGGTGTAGCCACCCTTGGTGACGACCTTGATGCCGTTCTTGAGCGTGTTCGTCGTGCTGCCTTCTTCCTTGACTTCTACGACTTCAATGAGCTTCCGCTCGATTTCCAGTCGCTTATCTTTCGCTTCGTTCTCTGCGTTTTTCGCGGCGATCCATTGTGCCGCCAGTGCTTCGGGACTCATGGTTTGCATAGCTCCGTGGTGGTGGGTTCAACTCTAGACGGGGAGAACATACCCGCCCGTGCAGGAAAAGGCAACAGACGGTCAAAGATGTTGCATCCGATTCGGTAGTATTCGGGCGTTGACTTTTACCGAACACATAGTGCAACCTTCGCCAGTCCGTTGCAACACCAGAAGAACACTTCCGATGTCCACCACCATCCGTAACCGTCTCGAACCCGCCCGTACCGTCGTCACCCGCATCGGCGGGGTGAGGGCTACCGCCCGCATCCTCGACATCGCCCCATCGGCGGTGAGTCGGTGGATGCTGCCGCGGGCCAAGGGCGGTACCAACGGGGCGGTACCTCTCAAGCACTGGCAGCGTCTTCTCAACCACGCAAAACGAGAGAGCATCCCGCTCACCGTCAACGACCTCACCACCATCAAGTTCTGACCCGGAGGCGGTCGTGAAGAACAGCGAGCTGCTGTCCGTAGCCTACGGATCTCTCCCGCCCGGAACCTACGGGTGGGTCACAAATTTCAAGGCCGACCCGAACGAGGCTTCCATGCACTCATGGACAGGTCGTGCCTACACCGGGGCAGAGTCCCAAGCCTCGCTCATCGACAGCGTGACGGAGGACAACACCTTCTTCTGCACTTCGGTGATGACGCTGCAGGATGCCTCCCCGTTCCGCCGCACCAAGGCCAACTTCCACCGCCTCGCGGTGCTTGTCGCCGATGACGCCGACCCTACGGTGGTCGAGGGACAGGTGTCGTATGTCCTCGAGACATCCCCCGGCAACCATCAGATCGGCATCCTCCTAGACGCCGATGACCCGGCCTGCCACCAACTCGGAACCATCGACCTTGTGATGCAGGCGATGGCGAAGGCCAAGCTCATCAAGGCCGACTCCAGCGGCAACAACGCCGTCC